TCAGTTCTTATCTAAACACTGATGGAAAAGAGAGAACTGACCTAGATTTAATTCGTCGGTATAGAGATATCGCTCAACAATCAGAGTGTGATACTGCCATAGAAGATATCATAAACGAAGGTATCGTTGCAAACGAAAGAGATATTTCTGTCCAAATCGTTTTGGACAATATACCATATTCAAGCAAAATCAAAAGAGCAATCACTGATGAATTTGATGAGGTGTTACGACTTCTCAAGTTTGACGAGAAAGGTCATGATATTTTTCGTAGATGGTATGTTGATGGACGCATCTACTATCATAAAATCATTGACCAAAAAAATCCGAAAAAAGGAATAACTGAACTTAGATATATTGATGCCACTAAAATTAAAAAAGTAAGAAAGATTGAAAAGGAAAAAGATGTAAAGACTGGCGTTGACAAGATTAAAAAGATTAATGAGTTCTTTCTTTACAACGAAAAAGGTCTAGGCTCTACAGGAGCCAATCAAGGTATTCAGATTCATCCAGACGCTATCTCCTATGTCACATCTGGTGTGATTGATGGCAATAGTGGTAGAGTATTATCGTATCTTCATAAAGCAATCAAACCTGTCAACCAACTAAGAATGATGGAAGACTCTTTGGTGATTTATCGTTTATCACGGGCACCAGAGAGAAGAATATTCTACATTGATGTTGGTAATCTACCAAAAGTAAAAGCAGAACAATACCTCAAAGATGTGATGAATCGTTATCGTAACAAGTTGGTGTATGATGCATCCACTGGTGAGATTAGGGACGATAGAAATCATATGAGTATGTTGGAAGATTTCTGGCTTCCACGGCGAGAAGGTGGTAGGGGTACAGAGATTACAACTCTGCCGGGTGGTCAAAATCTTGGAGAGATTGAGGATATTATTTACTTTCAAAGAAAGTTGTTTAGGTCACTCAATGTCCCTATCTCAAGACTAGAGGCAGAATCTCAGTTTACTCTGGGACGCTCGACAGAGATTACCCGTGATGAACTCAAGTTCACAAAGTTTGTTCAGAGAATACGAAAGAAATTTGTTCCGTTATTTACAGATATTCTGAAGACACAACTTTTGCTGAAAGCAATTATATCACCTGATGACTGGCCCAGCATACAAGAACATATTCAATATGATTTTCTAGCGGATGGTCATTTTGCAGAACTGAAAGAGGCAGAACTTCTCAACGATAGAATTAATACTTTGAACAATATAGAAGCATATGTTGGAACATTCTTTAGTAAACAATGGGTTCAAAAGAATGTTTTACGTTTGACTGATCTTGAGATTGAGGAAATGCAAAAGCAAATAAATAAAGAGTCAGATATGGACCCAGAAGATGGTGGTATAAATCTACCTGATGCACATGGTGGTATTAGAAGAGATGATGCAGCGGCAGGCAAAGCTGGAGAGCCTGGACCGCCAGAAGATAGTACAGCATATAATCCACAAGAGGTTCCTCCAGAGGAAGAGCAACCAGAGGAGTAAAAAATGAATAGAGAAATTGTAGATGCCATTGAGTCTGGCGATAATTTAGAAGCAGAAACTAAGTTTTCTGACATTATGATGAGTAAAGTTGGTGACGCATTGGAGGGCCACAGACAAGAACTAGCAAATGATTTTGTCAAGGATACGAGTTATGAAACTGAAGAGTCTTGACGAGGTTTATAAAACTACAGTTGTAGAGAAAGATGAGCATAAATTATCGAAGGAATACAAGAAATTGTCTCCTAAAATGCGGAAAGCAGTCGATTCCATCTTCAAAATCATGGATGCTAAACCTTCAGATTTCCTAAATACTTTTGAGAAAACTATAAAAGAAGTGTCAAAAAAGTTTGGTGTTACTGAAAGAGAACTTATGAGATACTTTGAAAAAGAAATGTTGTCAACTTAGGAGTAAGATATGTCATTTAGACCTTTAAGAGTTGCGGGAACGGTCACTGCAACACAGACAGCCGATGATGCGGCACATGAAGCAACTCTTGGCAAGTTATCTCCTGGCGCTCAGTTCAGAGTGACAGAGTTTGGCGGTCAAGATGCTCTCTTTCTTATTTCAGATGATCAATCAGTTGCAACTTCATCAAACGCATTTTACTTGAAAGCAAGTAGTTCTGCAACAGTAATCCCTAATGTAGACAGGTCTTTACGATTTGCTTCTGGTGTTCCTATCGCACAAGATAATGAAAGTGATACGGGTGCTAACGCAATATTGCTGGAAGAGGGAACAGAAAACTTGACAGGGCCAGGACTTCTTCTATATGACCGGGCTGAAACAGAATTTCGTATTTCAGTGATAAATGAAAGCTCTGGAAGTGATTGTGCTGTTTTAGTAGAAGAGGTTGTTGTAGGAAATACAGGAGCATAATCACTATGAAACTTATTTCAGAATCAATTCAAGATGTAGAGTACATCTGTGAAGAAAAAGAAAACGGTAAGAAAGACTACAAAATTCGTGGCATCTTCATGCAGGGAGATATCAAGAACCGCAATGGTCGTATCTATCCTAAAGATGTGTTGATGAAAGAAGTAGGAAACTACAATAGAAAATTCGTTGATGAGAATAGGGCATTTGGTGAATTAGGTCATCCAGACGGCCCTACAGTCAATCTTGAAAGAGTTTCACACCTAGTTACATCACTAAAGCCAGATGGCAGTAATGTTCTTGGTGAAGCTCGTATTTTAGAAACACCTATGGGTAAAATCGTCAAGACTTTGATGGACGAGGGAACAAAGTTAGGTGTTTCATCTAGAGGCATGGGAAGCTTGGACGAGAGGAATGGTGCCAAGTATGTGAGAGATGATTTTTACCTTGCGGCAGCGGCTGATATTGTTGCAGACCCTTCCGCTCCAAACGCTTTCGTAGAGGGTGTTATGGAAGGAAAAGAGTGGGTTTGGAACAATGGTTCGTTGATTGAAGCACATGTTGCAGAGGTAAAGAAGAAGTTTGATGTTAAAAAGCGTCAAAGGCAAGCGAATATGGAAGCATTGGAGTTTGCTAAATTCCTCAAAAAATTATAATTTATAAATATTATCTAACAAAAGGAGACTTCCTATGTCTGAATTAGACCAAACAATAGAGGAACTTGAAGCGGAGGTTTTGGCAGAACTTGAAGAGGCTGCCCACGATGCTCCCACAAAAGGTTCCGTCCCTGCTGAAAAGATGAAAAAAGCAAAAACAGTGGGTAATGATGAAGTGCAAGATGGTGGTGCAGCCGTTGTCAAGGCTGATGCCGCAAGTTCGCCGACTGATGTTGCCGCTGATAAAGCAACAGAGGTATCTGGTGATGCACAGCAAAAGGATGAGGGCAAGCCTGATCCCATGCAAAAGATTAAGAAGGTCAGAGCCGAAGCTGCACACGAAGACGAAGATGAAGACGAAGATGAAGAAGAAGATGATGAAGAAGAGAAGCAGAAAGACGAGATGGCCAATATGACCAAAGTCGAAATGCTGAATGCCATGTACAAGAAAATGGAAGGTATGAATAAAGAAGACCTTCACGCAACGTACGGCATGATGAAGATGGGTGGTCATTTACCCTCTGAAAAGAATGAGGGAGTCGAAAACGATATTGATGAAGTTGTAGAAATGCATATTCAAGATATCGACATTACTGCCGATGTTGAAGCATTGGTTGATGGTGAAGAACTTTCGGAAGAGTTTAAAGAGAAAGCCGCAACAATCTTTGAAGCGGCCGTTAAGTCGAAGACCCGTGAAGAAGTTACACGGATTGTTGAAGAACAACAAATTGCGATTGCTGAAGAAGTCAATGAGTATAAAGAGGCTCTCGCAGAAAAAGTAGATCAATACCTCGACTACGTTGTAGAGGAATGGATGAAAGAAAACGAGTTAGCAATTGAGCGTGGACTTAAAGGTGAGATTGCAGAGGACTTTATTTCTGGATTGAAACAGTTGTTTGAAGATCATTACATTGACGTTCCAGACGAAAAATATGACGTTCTGGAAGCACAGTCTGAGAAGATTGCTGAACTAGAAGAGCAGTTGAATAATATTATGGAACAAAATATTGAAATGAAAGGTGTCAACTCTGAACTAGTTCGGGAACAGGTCATTACAGAAGTTGCTTCTGATTTGACCAGCACAGAGATTGAGAAGTTTGCCTCTCTGGTAGAAGACGTTGAGTTTACAAGCGAAGATAGTTATCGCTCTAAGCTTGACACGTTGAAGGAAAGTTATTTTCCGAAAACTGAAATGCTAGAAGAGACTTTTGTTCATGATGAAGATGACTACGGAAGCGCCGCACAGGACATTGATACGAGTGATACGATGAAGGCATATATGTCAGCTATCGGTCGTGTCGAGACTCGTATTAACGGGCGCTAAGTTTAATATTATAATACAATAGATGTAATAAAAAACAAAGGAGAAACAAATGTTTCAAGCAGAACATCTACAAGAAAAGTGGTCGCCAGTCCTAGAACATCCCGATCTTCCTCAGATTGAAGATGCCTATAAGCGGTCTGTTACCACTGTTATCCTCGAAAACCAAGAGAAAGCTCTTAGAGAAGATGCGGCTTTCCTCTCGGAGAGTGTGCCCACAAGTAACACCTCTGGTGTTCAGAACTGGGACCCGATCCTGATTTCGCTGGTTCGCCGTGCAATGCCAAACCTGATTGCGTATGACATTTGCGGTGTTCAGCCGATGACAGGACCGACTGGTCTTATCTTTGCCATGCGTGCCCGTCACCTGTCGATGGACGGTGAAGAAGCGTTGGTTGATGAGACAACTGGTGATGCCGCTAACGGCTTCTCTGGTGACTTCTCGAACCAGAACGCTGCTGGTACAACTTCTGGACCAGGCGACATTGGTGCAAGTGAAAGCAACCCTGCCGTTCTTAACGACAGCCCGTCTGCTGGCACTTACACATTCGCAACTGGTATGACAACAGCACAAGCTGAAGCACTTGGCGATAGTGCTACAAACGCTTTTGCTGAAATGTCGTTCAGCATCGACAAGTCAACGGTCACGGCAGTTTCCCGTGCGTTGAAAGCCGAGTATTCGATGGAACTGGCGCAAGACCTCAAAGCGATCCACGGTTTGGATGCCGAGACAGAACTTGCCAACATTCTTTCGACAGAAATCCTTGCGGAAATCAACCGTGAGGTTGTTCGCTCGATTTACAAGACTGCCGAAGCTGGCGCTCAAATCAACACAACGACAGCCGGTATCTTCGACTTGGACACAGACTCCAATGGTCGTTGGTCGGTTGAGAAGTTCAAAGGCCTGATGTTCGCTATCGAAAGAGATGCGAATGCGATTGGTCAGAGAACTCGTCGTGGTAAAGGTAACATGCTGATTGTATCGGCTGATGTTGCTTCTGCCCTTCAGATGGCTGGTGTTCTGGATTACACACCTGCCCTCAACAACAATCTCAATGTTGATGACACATCGACCACATTTGCTGGTGTGATGAATGGTCGTTACAAGGTCTATGTTGACCCGTATGCTGCCAACGTAGCTGCCTCGCAATACTATGTTGTTGGTTATAAGGGAACTTCACCTTATGACGCAGGCTTGTTCTACTGCCCGTATGTTCCTCTCCAGATGGTTCGTGCGGTTGGTGAGAACACGTTCCAGCCGAAAATCGGGTTCAAGACTCGTTACGGTATGGCTGCCAACCCATTTGCGGTTGCTGGTGCAGAAGCTGCTAATACTGCGGCAACGATTGCGCTCACAGCGAATGCGAATGCTTACTATCGTCGGGTCAAGGTTACAAACCTTATGTAAGAATAAGAAACTTGACTACAAACTTGGGGTGCCTTCGGGCACCCCTTTTTTTTCTTATAAATAACTATATCATGGCAACAGGTCCACTTGGAAGACAACCAGATAAACTGGATTATTTAAGTCCAACTCAATTTCGTTTTGGTATTAACCAATTACCAAAGGTTGAGTTTTTTACTACGGCTGCAAATATTCCTGGCATCAACATGGGAGAAGCTATTTTTCCCAC